AAAGCCATCTACATCGCCATGTAATACAACTACGTCACCTTCTTCAACATTAGAAGATGTACAAGTAACTTTTAAACCTTTTAATTCAGAAAACTCAAACGCTTCTTTTTTAAGAACGCAAATAGCACCTTTAGAAAGGGGGGCCGCTTGCCCATCTTTAGTAAAGAATATTCTGTATTGTGTTTTATCAGGTATAACTACGCTGTCAAAAGAACCTGCATCTTTAATGTTTTCATCAAAAATAGGTTGAATGTTTTTACTAATAGTACCAAGTTCTGTATCACCAATACGTGCAGTCGCAGCAACAGTACGTAACCCATCTGGCCCAAGAAAGATTAAGTCACCTGCAAATTCCTGTACGGTAAAGCTGTTAATGCAACCAATGTTTCTTGTAACGGCAGTAATAGAAAAATCTGCTTGACTACTTCCTGTTAATTTAAAAATTCTGTTTTCACAAAAAATAAACAAGCTATCACGAAAAACCTTTAGTGCAACTACAGTATCATCAACACTAATACTACCTGCACCAAGGGCTACAGAAAAGTTATCTTCATCAAAAGGTAAACTAAAAACAATTTCTTGTGGTGTATTAGGCATCCCTGCATAAAACATATGTTCCTTGAAAGCAGTAACAAGTTTAGCACCTGTTACAGTAGGAGGGAATAAATCAGAGACAGCAGCACCAATAGTATGATCTGCTGCAGTACTCCCACTAGCAGCCCTAGTTACCCCTGTAAAAGTAGTTGCACTAAGTCCCGTATATGTAAATATCTCACTATTAATTAATATAGACTCAGTACCAGAACTAGGATTAATAAATCCTGCAGTACTGCTTACCGTAATAGTACCTGACCCTGACATGGTTGTAGTAGAAGCAATATCTGCACCTAATGATGTATCCTCACCTGAAGCAGCATTAGGAGAGGAAACGGCTGTACTACTTATATCTGCAGAACTAATAACAACAGGATCATTAACTCCGTCTACGCATATAAGTTTTTCAGTGCCGTTAAAGTTAAATCTCTCAAAATGGTACTTACCTGCATTAGTCCTACCTGTAACTCTTTGAGTCCAACTTTCTGAAATAACTACACCTTTTAAATGTGCAGCAGCAGTAGTACTAGAAGTGGCTCTAGTAACACCAGTAAAACTACTAGCAGTAACTCCTGTATATGTAAATATTTCTGAGGCTATTTGAAGAGTACCACTAGAAGAAAAACCTGTAGTGCTTTTTACACTAATTGTACCTGCACCTGACATGCTGGTATTTGCTGCAATACGAATTGATAAAGTAGTAGAAGCAGAGGTATATATTCTTTCACCCCTAGCTGCCACAACTTTATCTGCAAACAAAGTAACCATTAAAGGCTGTTCAGCAGTGCTGTTTGTAAAAGGTACAACTTGATTTACATACTTAGAATAGCCATTAATTCTTCTGTAGCCACCTGAAATATCAGGCTCAAAGTTAAGTAATTCTATTGCTTCACCCGGTTGCATTAAAAAGCTAGAGCGACTTAAAACTAAGCCGCCTTCACAGTTAAATGCTACTGGTTGTACTTGTGAACTATCAGGCATTAACTGACACCTGACATAAAGTTAGCAGAACCACGTGGTCTATTAATTACAGTTGATCTAATATACTCATACTTATTAATTAACAAGCTTTGCATGTTTTTAATACCTTGCTCAAACCTACTAAAGTTTAACTGGTACTGATTTAACTCGCCACGATACTGATACACAAATGCAGTAGCACCATCTACTATTACAGGTGCAAAACGATCAGGTATGCTTGTAGTATCACCATGTGCAGATAAATCAGCAGGGAAAGTGTAGTAGTCAAAAACTAACGCATAAGCTTTGTCAGGATAAGGATATAAGAGGTAGTTGTTATCAGGTGTGCGTACAATACTTCTAGGTACACCACCACCCTCAAACTGTGTAACTGCCACACCACTAGAATGTGCGGCAGCAGTTGTACTATTTGCACCCCTTGTACAACCTGTAATATCGTTACCTAATATACCAGTGTAGGTAACTTGCTCACTGCCTATATGTACTGTGCCTGTAGCGTCAAGCCCTGTAGTAGATGCAAGTGTTAACGTAGCTACACTATCGGAGTGTGAACCGTTTAGCGTAGTAGCTACAACATCATCTTCCTCATTAGCGTAGTCTTTTTCAATATACTCATTATAGCTCAACGTTGCTAGGTTATTACCTGCTGCATTAAGATCAGTGTCTCTCTTAATTCTAGCTGTGCTATAATCAATAGACTTGGTGCTTGTAGGTACTGTGTATCTACATTGACCAGCTACTAAGGTAGAAGAATTACTAGCGTGATTAAAAGAATATCCAAACTCACGTTGATTGATGTATCGTATTGATTCATTTACTGCATTCTGACATTGTATCTGTACACCCCTAGCACTTGTAAAGTTACTAGAAGTAAGCTCTACTTCATTCATACGAGTAATAACATTATTAGTTAAAGTAAGAAAAGTAAGAGCCATTATGTTTCCTAAATAAATCTTTTATGCCCCAAGAGTTTTTTGTTGCATAGGTTTGATACACTAATGGGGCCAGCACGTAACCAGCCCCAAAAGTTATTGACTTATGCCAAGAGGTCACGGTCAACTTCCGTTGCTGCAACACGGCCACGAGGACCAGTATCAATGCAACAAGCTACAAGACGTAGAATGCCCGATGTAACATCTGCAGAAGATGCAATTAACTTAACATCAATCGTATCTGTAGTTGTTACATGCGCCGTAAACGTATCTGCAGCAGCAGTATTTACCACCATACTTTGACCATTTGTTCCTGAAGCTAAGAAACCAGCAGAAGAAACGTCACCACCATCAACAATATCATCACCAGCAGCAAAATCAATATCTACTGTTGGGGAAGTACCATTAAAGGCTGTTTCAACTTCAGCACCTGCAAACAATACCAAAGTGTTAGCAGGAATTTCTAAAAGCTGAAAGATGTCTCCGTTCGTACAAGAGTAACCATCTTCAACCATTTTAGCAATGTCCAAACGTGCTTCACGCATGTACATTCCCATTGCTTGATAGCGAGAAGTAGCTGCTGCAATGCTGTCTGAATCAACACCAGCAGTAGCTTTCGCGGTCATATCAAAAGTAGCCATTATATAACTCCCTTATGCTGCGTTATAACGGGCAGTGACGATTGCTTCTGGACGAAGAATCTTCCTACCGTATAGATGCATACCACGAACAATGTCAGCAAAGCTGTCAGGGTCACGATATGTTTCTGTTTTGTTGATCTGCTCTGCAGTTGCGACAGCAGAATCATGTCCTGCAACAATAACACCAAGGTTGGTGAGTTGGTTTGCAGTGCCTGATGTTCCCGGTCCAGTGCCTAGTGCTGGCAAGTTAGACGAGGAATATACACGGAAGCCGTGGAAGTTGTTAACGGACAGACCGTTACGCAAACCACCTGATTCACCGAAATCAGCGTTCATGAAGCGTGAATCTTCATCAGCAAGGATTTCCATAAATACTGGATCAACAATAAGCCAGCGACCTTGTGAGTCAACTTGCTGTTGATCAAGCAAACGCTTCATGCGTGAGATAATCATTGCAGGTGAAACGGTAGCAGTTGGCAACGAAGTCGCTCCCGGCATACGTGCAGTCACAGGAATTGAGTGAGTGCCAGCAGACGTTGTAGTGATGTTACCAAAGTCACCTTTATGCAGTTGCATAGAGGAGAGCAGTTCGTTAGAACCAGCAGAAGCTACAGCTTTAGTACCATTAACAGTTGTGTTAAGGGTATCACCTTTGCTGTGCAAAGAAGACTGCTTGTAGCCTGACATGTACGCAAGAACTTCTTGGTCATGATTGTCTGCCAAACGATAGGCAGCACGGCTAGTTGCAAGGTCCATGAAATTGACATGGCTGTGAGCCTCTTCAATATCATCCATCTTAAAAGCAAAGTAATTAGCTTTGTCAATAACCAAATTAAAATCTTCATCGTCTAAGTCTTGTGCTGTGACATTTGTGCCACGTGCATACTCAGAAACAGAGATTTCTGGTTCTTTGATAATCTTGACTGTATCGCCTTGTGCAGCGATTTCACCAAAATAGTCTGAGTTGGTAACGTCACCAACTACTGTACTCTTGCGGAATGCAAGCTGTACTTTTTTTGAATAGATTACGGGGCTAAAATTACCGTTTGGTAAATTCCCATAACCTGTTGCGGTTGTAAAAGCCATAATGAATCCTCCATTGAATGTTTGGCTTAGGTTTAAGTAAGCTTAACACAAGTTGAAGAGGCTGCATTTTGAAGGGTGGCGTTACAATAACGGGCCTGTAAATTCAGGTAGGTCTTAACTAATATGTTGTGCTTAGTAGTAATTGAGAAGCAAGGTAGCTACAATAAAGTAGGGCTTGCTTCTCAAAGTAGTAATTCATAGGTATAGTTATACTTAGTAATCTTTTGTTGTCAAGCTTTTATTTACCTTGCACCCCCAGAAAGATCATAAATAAATTTACCTGTACGTTGTGCTTCCATAATAGCGTCTTGGTTCTTTTCAAACTCTTTCATAGACATCTTGCTAATCATTGATTCAGTAAAAGAAACTTCAGTCTCAGCCTCACTTGGCTTAGATGAACGCTTGGTTACAACTGCAGACGCAGCAGCCTTAGATGACTTTTTGCGTGACTTAGTGTCTAAACCTTTATCTACCTTATATAGATCAATGACCCGTACTACAGAGCGTGGATCATCTTGATTTTCATACAAAGCATCCTGTACCCACTTAGGTTGTTCTCCTGCCCAATCGTGAAACTCATCGCTTTCCTTGAGATCATCAAAGTCACTGTGTGACTCACGAATAGCATCCATAGACTTACTACGGTTAGCCTCTTCAGACATTTCATCTATCTGACGTAGACGTTCCTCTGCAAAGCTAAACTTCTCCTGTGCTTTCTTCTCAGCAATAGTCTCAACAATAGCTGCAACGTCAGGGTACTTGTCAGCCCAAGCTTGAATGTCTTCATCGCTCTTTGGTGGGCGTACAATGCCTTGCTCTTTGGCGTTCTCTAGTTGAGCCTTGATAGCTTTTAGTTCTGCTGCAGTGTTGCTTTGGAGCTTGCGAATGTCATCATACCGTTTCTTGTATGTGCGTTCTTCCCCTGTGTCAGGCTCCTTAGCATCTAACTGTTGCTCTTTTGCAACACTTTCTGATTGCTCTTCTTGTGGCTCACCGCCCTCTTCTTGGGCTGCATCAAGTTTAGCCATTTCAGCTTCTTCTTCAGCAATACGCCGTGCATTGGCATTGCGGTATGTGCTATCTACAAAACCTGCTGTCTTAGGTTTCTCCATAGTTGTTAGTTCTGGTGGCATTTTTAGTTCCTTGTGTTACGGCCTAGTACCTAAGCCTTTTCGTTTCTTCTTCTTCGCTGGTTCGTTTGCAGTTACGTACCCCCCGTTAGCGTAACTTTTCTTTTTAGGTTTATTTATTAAGCCACCTTTGTTAAAAGGCCCCGATGAGTCATAATCTTCTTGTGGTGCACTATAACCACCACCACTCATAACATCATCCCTACCAGTATTACCGCCGGGACCGCCATCATCTCCATAGTTACCTGCACTTGTATTGACTCCGACGGTGGACCCACCACCACTGTCTCGGCGGCCGGGGCCAGAATTATCTCCGTAGTCACCTGCACTTGTATCGGGTCTACTAGAACCACCGCCACCGCTGCTGCCACCGCCGTTATCACCGCCACCACCCGTTGGTCGTTTTTGGGTAATACGAGTATTTCCTGCTGCGGTTTTAAGTGCATTTATTTTTTCATTACCTTTAAGTTTTGGCTCAGTATTACTGCTAGTAGAAATAGTAGTTATGCCATCTGTTTTATTTAATACTTCTTCTGCAATTTTATCTGCAGCGTTTTGAACACCCTTTTGAGCAAATTCATCAAGAAATTTATCAAAAACCCCTGTTTGATCCTTGGCTACACCAAATAAACCCCTTTTACCTTTTTCTAGCATTGCTCCGGGATTTAAGCTTGACAGTTCTGCTTCCTTTTCAAAA